TTTGGACGTATCACATTTCGGAAAAACTGCTTGCAGATTATTCCGGAAAGAACATAGAAAAAGAGATTGAGCGAATCAGAGGAGGTGTTGAGAATGACGAGAAGTGAGAAAAAGGCAGTGATTGAGAGCATGGCAGAAAAATTCATGAATATCGACGACCTTGAGGGGAAGTCAATGACCATTATGGTGATGTCTGCGTATGCCGAGGGTAAGGCAGCGGGAAAAGCAGAGGAGCGTCGCAGATGGGAACAGAAAGAGGCGGTTGCAGCCGTTTAATGAAAACGCCCCGTCATAATGGCGGGGCAGTACATAGCAGGAGCATGAGAGCAAAGAAAAAGGACAACCATTGCAGTGGTCGTCCTTGTATCGACTGATTGTGTCAGTCGCTAACTGATAGAAATATTATAGCAAATCTGACACAAAAAAGCAACTTGAAAAGCGACCGAAAAGGTCTATAAAATCAAGGGTTTTCGGAACTTTTATCGTCCTTGTAATAGATAATAACAAGTCTACGAAAACATAACAGGAGGATTGTGTCAGATGGCAAGAAAAAGAGGGATGCAATATATCCCGTATGATTATGAGGCAGCATATAACAAAGCGATGGAGGACATGCATGAGTGGTTCATTGAGAACCTGTTCCAACATCGAAAGAAAGTTATATATGCACTGAAAGAGATAACAGCAGGAGACCAGTTTGAAATTGAGATATATCCGCAGTTCCGGAGCATGGATGAAGTACCTCCGGAGGGGAGGACAATCAAGAAAGACAACAACAAGGCTCAAAAGAATCTGAATGACAAGAACGCAAGGAAATACGTTGAGAGACTAATCAATGAGAATTTCAGTGACCGTGATATTTGGATGACATTGACCTATGATGACGAGCATCTCCCACTGGACGGGGATGTGGATGCAGCAATCAAGAATGTGCAAAAGTATATCCGACGCATCAACTATCAGAGGAAAAAGAGAGGTCTCCCGAATGCGAAATATGTCTATGTGACCGCATACAATCCGGATGCGGAAATCAGATGGCATCATCACATTGTCATGGATGGAGCGTTAGACATGGAGACGGTTGAATCCTGTTGGAAACAGTCAAGCAGGAATGAGGTTCGCCGATTGCAGACGGACGAAAACGGTCTGTCCGGTATGGCGAATTATATCGTCGAGGAAAAGAACCGTGTTCCGTCGGAAAAGAGATGGAACAGTTCGCAGGGATTGAGAGACCCACGAATCAAGGTCGTTCATTCTAAACGTCCGGCAGCGGGAGGCAGTTATAAAAAAATAGGCTCATTCGTTGACAAGATGGTCAAGGACAGAGATTCCATTCCGGAGATATTGAAAAAGTGGTATCCGGACATGGATTTCACAAATGCAGCAGTGTACTACAACGATTTTAACTGCATGTTTTATATACATGCACGAATGCGGAAAAGGAGGTCGACAGGTGAAAAGACGAATAAGACGAATAAGACGAATAAGACGGGCATTGAAAAGAGCAGGTTTGTATAATGCGTTTCACATCGCATTGATTGCGGTATTGCTGACAGGATTTTGTGCGATATTGTTCAATGTCAAAGAACCGGAGCAGCAGGAGGAAAAACCGGAGACAACGCAAGTGGAAGTGATACAGAATCCGGAGACAATGACACAGATGACAGAGAGTATCGAGGACAAATACAAGGTTTTTGACACCATGTCCGAGGACTGGGGGAGTGATGACCTTGAGGGATTCGTGTTCTGCGACCTGCCGGAGAAGTATGCAGACAAAGGCTATTTTCCGGAGAAAATGCAGATATACACAAGATGTCTATGCAAGCAAAACGATGTTCCGTATGCCCTTGTATTGGCAATCATAGAGTATGAATCCGGATATGAGTTCGACAAGACCGGAGACAACGGGAACTCAAAGGGATATATGCAGATATATGAGAAATGGCACACCGACCGGATGCAGAAATTGAACTGCACCGACCTCATGAACCCATATCAGAATGTGAAAGTCGGGATTGATTTCCTCTCGTATCTCCTCAAGAAATACGGAACGGTGCAGGATGCACTTGCAGCGTACAACTACGGTGAAAGAGGTGCAAGGGAACATTTGTGGAACAACGGCGTGTATGTCTATTCATACAACACGGCAATCATGCAGAGAATGAAAGAGATTGAGGAGGTGGTCGGGAAATGAGGTTTAACTGGAAACCGGAATCGAAAGAGAGGTATTTCCGAAAAGCAGAGGCAGCAGTCAAGGCAGCGGGATTCGATGACATCCTGCGGGTAGACAGAGACCAGTTTTCCGTCGTCAAGGGAACGGTCAAGGTACATTTCAAACCGATTTCGAGAGACGGGAAAACACGCCGATGGTAGGAGGCAAAGAGAACGATTGAGAACATGCATGAAGTGCCTCCGGCAAAAGACCAGTTCGGCAGGAAACACAAGAGCATTTTCATACATGCTTTTATGATTTTAGAAATGGAGGAGCAGGACGAATGAAAACATACAGACAGAAACATCCGTACATTGCACAAATCGGGTACATACTGCGGTACAAGCTGCAACGGTTCACATGGATGTTCAAGGTCAAGGATTGCAGACACGTTTGCTTGTTCTGCGAATATTATGACACATGCAGACAGGAGGGCAAAGGCAAATGAGCATGAAATATGCAATGAGAAGTGAGGACACAGAGCAAATCAATGTCGTGTCGTGGGCGAATTGGAACATGAACCGTTATCCGGAATTGAGATGGTTGTTCCATGTACCGAACGGAGGCAGCAGGAACAGAGCAGAGGCAGTCAAATTCAAGCAGATGGGTGTCAAGGCGGGTGTTTCTGATTTGTGCCTCCCATATCCGAAAGGCTCATACTGTGGATTGTTCGTTGAAATGAAATTCGGTAACAACAGGCAGCAGGACACGCAAAAAGAGTTCCTTGCAGACATGGCAGCAGCAGGACATTTCGTCGCAACCTGCTATTCAGCAGAGGAGGCAATCAAAGTCATTGAGGAATATTTGAATCTATCGGATGCGTTGCACATGGAGAGGAATTTGAACATGAGCATCCCGAACAACAGCATCCTCAAGGATGGGAAAGTCAAGGGAGGCAGGTCATGACGCTTGCGGATTTACTCAACACATTAGAGAGTGCGGACATGCTGCGAATCATCAAGGGAGGCGAGGAGATGTTCGTCGGCTATCTTGCATTATTTGCACCGGAGGTCGGTCACACGAACTGCAAACTCTATGAACAGTATAAATTTGACAAGGTTGTGAAATTCAGAGCAGTTCCGGAGATTACTCACAGGAAATGGAAAGAATTGAACCTCATGTCACCACTACGACCGGACGAAACGCCGGATTTCAAGTTTCAAGAATTGCAAATGAAACTGTATTACACAATTTATTTATAACAGGACAATAACAGGAAAACAGGAGGAAAAGACATGAAAATTATTGCAGTAATGTCACCAAAAGGAGGAATCGGGAAAACAACGACATCCGATTCAATCGCCTATATGTTGGGCGAGGAGCAGGGAAAGAGAGTGCTTGTGTTAGACGGAGACCCGCAGGGCGATACATCAAAGACGTTCGGGGTATTTGAACCGGACGGAATCGGAATGAGTGAGCTGCTTGAGAAACATGAATGTGTCGGCGGTACATACAAAACGGGTGATTTGATTCGCCCGACGGAATACTCACACGTTGACATCATTCCGGCGAACGGCTATCTCATGAAAACGGACATGAATTTGCTGCTCAAGTCAGAGGACAATCAAGTCACACGATTGCGTGAGGCGTTGGAGGAGGTAGCAGACGCATACGATTATTGCATTTGTGATTGTGGTCGACTGCTCGACATGGTAGTCATTAACATTCTGATTGCAGCAGAACTCATTATTGCTCCGGTAAAGGTCGGGGGATATGAAATCGAGGCATTACAGAACCTTGAGGAGCAGATTGAGGACTTGAGAGACATCAATCCGGACTTGAGAATCAAGGCACTCATGACAATGCGACAGAAAAACAAGACATCTCTTGAGGTTGAGGAGTGGTTGAAAGCAGAATCCGGATTTGACATGTTTGTCACACCGATTCGCCGTTCTATCATCGCAGAGAAATCCACAACGGCAATGATACCACTCCCGAAATTTTCAAAGCGTGGGATTGTGTCTCAAGATTACAGATGCGTTGTGCATGAGTTACTCAAGGAAATGGAGGGGTAGGAATGAAAGAACACGATTGGATGAAATTATATGCGGATGCAGAAAAATTCATGAAAAAAGTCGGAGGCACTGATTTCAACATCAAAACAAACATAAAAACCGAAAGATGGGGAGAGGCACTTGTGACGGTAAACATCCCAAAAAGAAACAATCCTATTGCAATAATGAGGATGGATGCGAATGAATATTGCAGCAGATACAAAGGGTTCAGACGAGATGGAAAATTATATCTCACATACATGTTGAGGATAGAGAAAATAAATGCGGAGGATTAAGCACATGGGAAATATTGTGGAAACAGCAAAATGCAGATTCTGCGGTCAGATGACGCAGATTGAGGCAGATGAAAAACTGACAGCAGCACAAGCAGAGGAACAGGCAACAATGACATGTAACTGCACAGAGGCGGTCGAGTATCAGAAAGAGAGGCAGAGAAAAGAAAAAGCAATGATGAATGTATCTGCCTTGTTTGGAGAGAATGCAGCACCGGACAAGAGATGCGGTGAGGGCATCGTGAACATCTTAAAGGCAGCAGTCGAGGAGATTTACACCGGAGGACTTGCAAAGGTCACATTGAACCTCCGAGGGGGGGTCAAAGCATCAATTTCACAGAATGCAAAGGGTGAAATCAACGTCGAGCGTACAGAGACAAAGAAACAGAAACTCACAGAGTAATGACAGGAGGTTGAACAGATGGCAGCAGGATTCAGCGTGAAAGACGCACTCAACAAGAACAGCAAAGCGGGGATTGACGAATCTCCGAGAGCAAGATTCCGGACAAAGGACATCTCAATTTTCAAGATGTACCGGAATGATATGAATTTTTACAGTGTAGAGCAGATTGAGGAACTGGCAGGAGACATCCTCATGTATGGACTGAAACAGAACCTCGAACTTGTATATGCACCGTGCGAAATGGGCGAATATAGAATCGTGGCAGGTGAAAGACGGTGGGAGGCTCTCAAGTATCTTGTATCAAAGGGATATAAAGAATTTGAACTTGCGACCAGTAAATTAACGACACCGCAGGACGATGACGAGGAGCAGGTTGAAATCATAATTGCGAATGCATACCGTACAAAGACCGTTTCAGACATGATTGAGGAGGAAACACGCCTCAAGGCATCTCTTGAGCGTATGAAAGCAGCGGGAAAGAAAATCAAGGGATATGACCTGCAATCCGGACGATTGAGAGAGGTGATTTCATCAATGCTGCACATGAGCAAAACAAAGGTTGCTCAAATAGAGGCAGTCAACAACAATCTGATTCCGGAATGGAAAGAGGAACTCAAGGGCGAACGCCTCACATTTTCCGCAGCCTATGAATTGAGCGGGATGACAGAGGACGAGCAGCGGGAGGCACTGGGGAAATTTACAGAGACCGGAGAACTCACGCACAAAGATGTGAAAGATATGAAAGCAGAAAAGGCAACAGGACAGCAGGTGTCAGAATCCGACACAGAGGCAGAAATCGGCATGAATCCTCCGGAGACAAAAGCGGGCGACGATTATGAAACGCCACATCCGGAGGGAATCACATCAATCTGCTATTCCTGCACCGAATATGAGACATGTAACGTCAAGACCGGAACATGTACCTCATGCGACCAGTACAAGAACCGTACAGAGGCATACAAGACCGACGAGCAGAGATATTCAGAGGAACAGGATGCAATCGACCGTGAGACAAAGAAAAAACTCCGTGAGATGGAGCAGGAGGAGAAAATGAAAAACCTCCCGTCAGATGCAACGGGGGAGATAAAGAGCATCAGAGTATCAAAGGAGAAATTCGAGGAATACACGGGAGAACATAGAAAACCGTACATGATAACAAAAGACGACGGTTTCAAGGTCGGAAATGTCGTCAAATTGGTAGTATTTGCAGCAGGTAAAGCAACCGGAGAAACAGCAGACATGAGAATCACATGCAAAGACGACGACATCACATGCAGCGGATTGACGGACGGATGGTGTGTCATTGGTCTTGTAGCAGAAAAGGAGGAATAATCATGAATGACATCAAAAGAGGCGAAATGTTCTATATCAGCAGAGGGGGGGGCATCCTACAACGGGAGCGAACAACACGCAGACCGTCCGGCGGTAGTGGTTAGCAACAACAAGAACAATGAGAACAGCAATGTTGTTGAAGTTGTATATATGACCACACAGCCAAAAACAGACCTCCCGACACATGTGACAATAAGGTCAACAGGCAGAATCAGCACGGTATTGTGTGAGCAGGTTTATTCGGTATCAACGGAACGCATCGGAACATATATCGGAGAGGCGACAGACAAGGAAATGGAGAATATCGACATTGCTCTCATGATTTCCTTGCAGTTGGATAATGGCATTAAGACAGCAAAAGAGTATTACAAGACCATCAAGGAGCAGCAGGAGGAAATCGACAGTCTCAAGAGAGAAATTGAGACAATGCAGCAGGAGCATGAGGAGGCAATCGCAGAGATTGAACAGGATGCAGCAGTATACGTTGAGGAAAACAAGAAAATTGCAAATATGACATCATCAGAGGACACAATCAGATTACAGACAGAAAGAGACACATACAAGACCATGTATGAACAGTTACTCAACAGATTAGTGAATGGAGGAGCAGCATGAACAAAAGCGAGTTAAAGGCAATATTTATCAATGCAAAGGCAACAGATGCGAAATACATCGGAGTGAGCATCCAAACAGAGGGCAGCAGTCAACCGGAAATCATCATCAATCCGAATCC